AGTCCTAAAAGCGCAAGCCAAGATACGGCTTGAAGAGCTAAAGGCCCAAGACTCTGCCAAAGAAGTTGCTGGTAAAGCGATTGGCGAAGATGGACTGCTGTACATCTTTTTGATTGTGCTCGTGGGCGTTGGCGCATCTTTATTTCTAGAAGGCGAAAAGATCGCCGCTGTTATGGGTCTTCTTGGTGCTTCACTTACTGCACTTATTCAAATGCTGAACGGGATTGCTGGCACTGCACCGAAGCAAGAAAAGCCTGAGTTTGAAGTCATTAAGGATCTCATCACCCGTTTGGACAAGCTTGATCGTGCCGAGCCACCCATGCAGGTCGATGTTGAAGGCTCCAAAGTCACAGTCAAGAAGGGTGCCGACATTGTGACGGCTAAGGGGTAATTATGTTTGAGCTTCTCTCTGGCGGTCTTTTAGGGTCTATCTTCGGGGGCTTGTTCAGGCTTGCCCCTGAAGTCCTAAAGTTCTTGGACAAAAAGAACGAACGCGCCCATGAGCTATCCATGTTTCAACTCCAGACCGATCTGGAGAAGATGCGCGGTGAATTTAAGATGGAGGAGAAGTATGTTGACTACTCTATCCAGCAGATGGACACGATTAAAGAGGCGTTTAAAGAACAGGCTCAGACTGCTAAAGAGGCAGGATGGCTTGCAAGTTTCATTACTGCTATTACACGCCCCGGTCTTACTTGGATTGCATTTGGCGTATATGTGGCTGTTAAAGTCGCGGGGTTAACGATTGCGTTTCAGACTAACGCTAACTGGGCTGAAGTCTTGACCAAGAGCTATGACGAGGATGACTTCGCCATGCTGAACATGATGTTAACGTTCTGGTTTGTAGGACGGTCTATAGAGAAATACAACAAATCGTGAATGAGGCTAAGAAGCTTTGCAAGGATGTACTAATCAAGCCTTTCGAGGGCTTGGCAAAGCGTTTGCCTGATGGACGAGTTCAAGCTTACCCAGACCCCGGAACCCGTGGACATCCTTGGACAATCGGTTGGGGTGCAACCGGCCCCGATATTAATCCCGGCACAATCTGGACGATGCAGCAATGTGAAGATGCCTTGGACCATCATGTGGAGTATTTTGTCCGAGGTTTGGTAAAGCTTTCCCCCAAAATACAGACTGCGTTGCCCCGACGCATTGCCGCCGTGACTAGCTGGGTCTACAATTGTGGCCTAGGGAACTATCGGGTTTCCACGTTTAAAAAACGGATTGATGCGGGAGACTGGGATGGTGCAGCAGACCAATGTATGCTCTGGAACAAAGCTGCTGGTAGAGTTCTCCCCGGTCTCACGCGCCGCCGTGCAGCAGAAGCTGCCTTGATGAGGTGATAGATGCCTTTCCTCAAGCTCAATTTTCGACCAGGGATCAACCGAGATCAAACTAGCTATTCCGGTGAGGGTGGTTGGTATGAATGCGACAAGATTCGGTTCTTTTCAGGATACCCCCAAAAACTAGGCGGGTGGCAAAAGACAACGCCCAACACATTTATCGGCACGTGCCGACAGATGTGGAATTGGATCACTTCATACAACGACAACTTGTTAGCTCTTGGCACCAACGTCAAAGCCTATATCGAAGTTGCAGGTACGTTTTACGACATCACACCACTACGCACTACCTTAACGTCACCAGCAACAAACAACTGTGTCGATACAACTAACACGTCCAGAGTTGTTAACATAAATGTCGTAGGGCATGGCTGCGAAACGGGCGACTACGTAACGATCTCAGGAGTAACAGGCTCTGGGTCTCCATCAGCTATTGGTGGGATTCCTATTACAGAGATCAATGCCGAACATGAAGTTACTAGGGTTGATGCAGATAATTTTACGATCACGGTAACGACAGCAGCTACGTCAACAACCTCCAATCAAGGGGGTACAGCCATATCAATCGCCTGCCAGATTCACCCTGGGTATGCAGCCACAACGTTTGGTTATGGTTGGGGTGCTGGTACGTGGAACGGTAATTTTGGGTGGGGTTTAGGGGCGGATCAGCCAATTAGTTTGCAGCAGCGTGATTGGTGGCTAGATAACTTAGACAACGATCTCATTCTGAACATCCGAAACGGTGCTATCTATTACTGGGAACGAGGCTCACTTACTAACCCAACAACGGCACTCAGTACACGCGCTGTCTTACTGTCCTCGCTCACAGGGGCAAGTGATGTGCCTAACGCTGCTATGCAGACCTTGGTCGCACAGGATAACAAACACGTTTTGGCCTTGGGGTGCCAGCCTTACGGCGGTACGACTACAGATTTTGATCCGCTCCTTATTCGGTGGTCGAGTCAAGATGAGCCGCAAAACTGGACACCTTCTACGGTTACGTCTGCTGGGTTTATACGAGTATCGCGTGGCTCTAAGATTGTTCGTGGGCTAGCAACACGCCAGGAGATCTTGGTGTGGACAAACTCAAGCTTGTACTCTTTGCAATACACCGGTACGACGGATGTTTTTGCGCTACAGGAACTTGCCGACAACATCTCAATCATGGGGCCGCGAGCTGTAGCCACTGCAAACAACGTCACATACTGGATGGGACAGGATAAGTTTTACGTCTATTCAGGTCAGGTGCAGACACTGCCTTGTACGTTGCGACAGTATGTGTTTCAGGACTTTAACTTCAACCAAGCCGACCAAGTGGTGTGCGGTACAAACGAAGGGTTTACTGAGATTTGGTGGTTCTACCCAAGCGAAGATTCAACTTGGAACAATCGTTACGTCATCTTTAATCATTTAGAAAACGCTTGGTACTACGGCAACATCGTACGTACAGCATGGTTAGATACTGCGATTCGGGGTAATCCGCTAGCTTGCCGTACGCTGGAGGGTGAGACTACGGGCAATATCTTTGAGCATGAGCTTGGGATTAACGATGACGACGCGCCTATGGAGTCATACATCCAGTCATCCGACTTTGACTTGGGGGATGGTGAGCAGTTCATGCTTACCCGTCGGTTGCTACCAGACTTTAACTTCACGGAATCGACAAGAGATGACCCATCGGTAACGATGACGATACGTCCAAAGAGGTTCTCAGGAAGTGCATACGCAAACACGGCGTCAGATACTCAAAGCGTTGTCTCCAACATTGCGACAATTAACCAATACACCGAGCAGGTATTCATCCGTGCGCGTGGAAGGCAGATGGCCTTAAAGGTAGCGTCTACAGATCTTGGGGTGCAGTGGCAGCTTGGTTCGCTCCGTCTCGATGTGCGCCCGGATGGTAAGAGATAACGATGGCGATTATTGGGTTTCGTGCTCCTGCGCTACCGCTCCCGCCGCCTCAGTACGATGTCAGGCAGCAGAATGAACTTATACGGGCGTTGCGGTTGTACTTTAACCGACTGGATTCACTAACTCCTAACGAAGCCGATTCGTATAGAGCAAATCAGTTTATTGGTGGTACGTTCTCTGGCACAGGCATTACCGGTACAGCGATCTCTGGGTTTGGTAGTGGTTTATCCGTACCGTATGGGGCGTTTCAAGATAGTACAGATCAGGTTGCAGTCAGCACAACAGAAGCTTATCCGGTGACCTTTAATACTACTGATTATTCTCTTGGAGTCTTTGTAGAGAACAATTCAAGAATTACACCGTATATAAACGGACTGTACAACCTTCAGTTTAGTATTCAGTTAGTTAACACTGATTCTCAGATACATGACATAGATATTTGGTTTCGGAAAAATGGTACTAATATAGATAATTCTAATTCTAGGTACTCAGTTCCTAATAAACATGGCTCGATTGACGGGCATTTGATTGCAGCATTGAATTTTTTTACAGCTTTAAATGCTAGAGACTACATAGAGATTATGTGGCGCACAGACAATACTGCTGTTAGCATTCAAACTCTACCGTCAACATCTAGTCCTGATAGACCAGCTATACCGTCTGTAATTGCAACGTTGTCTTGGGTGGCTGCTTTGCCAAATTCATTTATTGTGCCCCCAACCAGAAGCGTATCTCTAGCTGGGTATGCACCCACTGTCACCATTGCTTAGTAGATGAATTATGGCTACGTTTTACGGAAATAAAGGGCAGTACACGGACGACATCATAGGGGCTTTGTCTTTCTATGATCTAACGGATTGAGGTAGATAATGGCTACTACATTCACAGCCAAAGATGGCATGGTGTTTAACACAGCGGCTAGCAGAGATGCTTACGAAAATCAACTAGCAATAAACGCTGCAATAAGAAGTACGGCTTCTGGACTAGGAGTTAATTTACCAGCCGCTTGGAACTTCATGACCCCCCAGCAACAGGTAGATTGGTTTATAAACAGTAAAATACCACCTGAAAAACTAAAAGATTTTTTTAGTACGGGTATTGAAGGTATTCCTGGTAGTGGAACTTACACACCAGAAGAAAAACTTCTTGTTGATAGCCTTACCAATTTACCTAGCGGTGGTACAGCTCAGGATATAATTAATGCTACAACTACAGGCGGCACAACTACAGTAACAGATACCGCAGCAGATAAAGCCGCAGCAGATGCTAAAGCCGCAGCAGATGCTAAAGCCGCAGCAGATAAAGCCTCAGCAGATAAAGCTGCCGCTAACCAAGCTCAGCAAAATACTTCTAGTGCAGGGCTAAACGCAATCATGCAACAACGGTTTGATGCTATGGGGCTACCCCCCGGCACAGACTTGTCACCGCTTAACACGTTAAGCAAATACGACTTCTCTAAAGCTGCGCCTCAGTTGCGTATAGCAGGTACATATACAAACCCACTTTTAATGCCGACCAAAGCAGGTAGTCCGGGGGTTGCACCAACATACACACCAGAGCGTGCGCCTACGCGAGAAGAAGCATTTATGCGGTACGCGTTTCCCGATGGGGTTGCAGGTGCCACTGATATTGAAGACAACATTACTCGTGGGTTGCAGTTTGCACGTAACCTTGGGTTAAACCCGACCGAGACTCTAGGACTTATTAATAGAGCACTCCCAGCAGGGCAATTTATAGCACCTAATCAATTACAAGCTGCTGTTGAACCGCGTGCTGGGTTGCTTGCTTTGGCGCAGCCTCGTGTGGGTCCAAGCGTGTCGTTCCGAAGAGAATTTGGTAAGGTATCGGATATACCAATTAGGACTGTTCCTGACTACAAAGAAAACCCAGCCTTAGCCGGTGCTGGAGGTGTAAAAGGTGGTTCGGGTGCTTACGGTATAGATATTGTTTCGCCATCGATTCCTGGGCAGACTCGTGATGTGTTTGCTGAAGGTGGAACTATTCACTATGACAAAGGTGGGGATGTAGCTTACACCCTTGCTGATTTTGGTATCTCAACCCCATCGGTTGCAGGTACGTTGAGCGTGCCACGTAATGTTGTTTTTAATAAAGCGTTGGAAGCCGCAGAGAAAGGCAAAATTCGTACAGGGCTGTCTGATCTTATTGATTTACAAAACTTAGCGATTCGCCAAGGGCGTACTGATAGAGACTATATTGATCTCTTATCGAGAGTTGCTGACTCCTACGGATATTCTCCCAGTCAGTTTGGGCGTATTGAAGCAAGAGGGCCAGCAACAAGTGATATTCGTACCTATAACCCATACTACTTTGCAGAGGGCGGTGATGTTGGTCGTGGGTTAGGCAGTATTGCCATGAAGGGTTACGCTCAAGAGATGGCACAGAAAGGCCGGTTCGGTGACACGATGCTGGCCCACATTAGTCCTGAAGAAGCTCAGATGCTACAAGCCGCAGGGGGCGCGGGTACTATTAACCCAGAGACAGGGTTACCTGAGTATTTCAGTTGGAGAAAGATATTAAAGGGTGTGGCTAAGGTTGCGCCTTTTGTCGTGCCGTTTGTTCCTGGGCTAGGACTTGCTGCTAAAGCACTAATTTCTGGTGTTGCTGGTGGGCTTGGTGGGCAGAAAGGTTTTGACTTTAAGCGCGGTCTAATGTCAGGCTTGATGTCTTATGGTATTGGCAGTGCAGCACAGAACCTCGGACTTACAAGTGGAGCCGCACCCACAGGTGCAGAGGCAGTAGCACCACAAGCAGCGATTGATACCGCAAAAGCCGTAACAGATCCTAACGTCATGGGCGGCAGTGCAATGTTTCAAGCACCGCAAGGGTATGGAACATCAATGATGGATTTTCCAAGTACGCCTTCGTTTGAG